CGCTGAGTCAAAGATTCGACCGTTAGTGTATCCCCAAATTGACACTTCACCAAAAGTGAAGGAAAGTAAATATTACCTTTCAAAAGAAATTTTAAAAGGGAAATATGCTGACTTTACACTTCTATTTCCATCTAAGAAAATATGAATCAATGATTCATGTATTCTTATCAGTTCGCAAGAACTGAAAGATGTTAATAGACTCGTTCTACTCACCAAATATGAGACTGCATTACTTAAAAAATTAAGTAAAGCTATGAATCATACTTGGCTCATTAGCGCTACAAGAAAAGATCGTATTGATCAACTTAAACAAATGCGAAAGCATTTTATTAAAGTTATTTTACATCAGTCATTGACTGAGATAAAATGTCAAACTTGAAATAAATGATTATTTCAAGACGATCAATATAATATTTTAAAGCTTAAATCTGTTCAGGATCAATGTCTAAATAATCCTGAATTTGCAAGAGCAGTTTTAACGCTGCTCTGGCATTCTAGAGATTTAGTTATTGAACCAGTGAGAGACTTGTTAACTGTTACTAGCAAAGCTAGTGATAGAAAAGAAGATGTCTCACTTTTACGGAAAGAAATTTCTCGTAAATGAACAAATCTAAGTATTGGACGTCATGAATTTATGTATGAAAGTTTCATTGCAAAGATGATATGAAGTAACAAAGCAGGTCCGTTTGGGCCTGCGATGCTTTCATATCCTATTGAAATGAAGTCATACAGTAAAAGACAAGTGAAGATTCTCACAGAATTCTATGAGATTCTTCATGAGTCTTACCCTAGATCAACTATAAGATCCCAAATCTTACAGTTAAAAGGTATTGATGACGTTAACGAGATTCCTGTTCGAAGGTTGTCTTTTATAGCAGATTATGAGGGTAAAACCCGTGTAATCGCTATATCAGACTTATTATCGAACTCGCTTTTAAAGCCAGTTCATGATAAGTTAATGAGATGATTAAAAGGAAATCCTTCTGATTATACTCATAAACAACATTTGATACCAAAAGCAGTTAAAGATTTAAGCAGAAAGGCAACGCCTTTCAGCATTGATCTTACAGCTGCTTCTGACAGGATTCCTGTTAAAATTACCACAGAAGTTCTTTCATGCTATTTCGACGAGCCGAAGCTTGCCGAAGCATGAGAAAAGCTTATGGTGGATTTCCAGTATAGTGTTAATGATAAGACTAGTAAAAGAATAGTGAAGTACATGAGGGGTCAACCAATGGGATTAAACAGCTCATGACCAGCAATGGCCATGACTAACCATGTTTTAGTTAGAATAGCTGCTAATCGCGTGGGATATGAAGGTTTTAAAGATTACATGATTATCGGTGATGACTTAGTCATCTTTGATATTAATGTTTCTCTAAGTTACATTCATATAATTGAATCACTTGATATGACTATCAAGCATGAAGATTCAATTTGACCACGTAAGTGTAAACCCTTAGAAATAGCCAAAAGACTGTTTCTAAATGGTAACGAGCTTACACCTCTTCCAAGTAACCTCTTTAGAACAAACAAAAGCTTGTACTATTGATGTAACTTGGAGAGATCTCTGAAGCGTCTCATTATTTATCCCGAGACTGACCTAAGGCCTCTAACAGCTGCACTAATGATGTTTTACTATTCCTCATGTAAAACATGAGGTAACTCCTTACCACACTTTGAGTATGGTAACAGAGTTATAGGAACATCAATAGCATTGCCACTCCAAGCCCATCTTAACAAGGATGGTAACTTAGAGTTTACTGAACTTAAGAACAATCTTGAGCAAATAACCATCGAATGATGATTATTATTTCAGTATTGTAATGAAGCTAAGAGTGCTGAAATTTATCAAATGAATCTAGGAGAAAGAGCCAGACAATCTGACTCAGTCTTCAAGAGATATTTGAGAAGATCTGGTCATGCTAAGGGTAAAATGATAAACCCTTCTGAGTTTATTCATAACTCTGAGTTCATTGAACATCTTCGTGAGATCTTACGATCTTATGAAAATGTTTCACGACTTGACGACCACATGGCTAGTGGAAGCCCAGTTGACCCATTTCCATGGGTATGAGCTCGCTCAGGATTTTGTGAACATCTTCGAGAAAATCTCGAAAATACCATCACATCTAGTGATGATATGTTAACTAATCCTTGGCTCAAATATGAGAATGAGTGAATCATTAAATGAGAAAGAAAACTTTCTGTATTAAATGAATCTCAAATTCACGATTTGTTTGTTTATTTGAGTAACCATTACTCGAATGAACAAGCGCTAGTTGATGAGTAGAACGCAGGCAATAGCCTATTGCAAAGCTATTGGGTGGTTAGTGTAACCACCGATGTATTAGCATGACTTCGGACATGCGGG